CTGCTGGACTGGACGCAGAGCAACTACTCACAGTCGCGAGGCGTGCTGCTCCAGGCGTATCAGCGCTTTCTCAATTTGCAGGCGCTCATCGAGACGCGGTTTTACCGTCCCCTGTTCGACTGGCGGCTCGCCGCCTGGCAAAGCCAGGGCTTGATCGGTCAAAGCCGAATCGTCGAGCACGAATGGATCAAGCCCGTCTTCCCCTGGATCGACCAGCTTAAGGAGGCCCAGGCCTGGGCGACGCAGGTCGAGCGCGGCTTTACCACGCACAGCCAGGTCTGCAAGAGCCTCAATCGCGACCGCGCCGACGAGAACGAGCGGCGCCAGCGGGAATACACCGAAGCGATCGAGATCGCCCAGCAGATCGAGAAAAAGACCGGCGTGACGGTCCCCTGGGAACCGTTCGCCGGATTGAAGGCGGCCGGTTCGGACAAGAGTTCACTCGCCCAAGACGCCGAGACCGAATCGCCGAACGAAAACACCGAGTCCCTGGCCGAGGCCGTCGCCGAGAAAGTCATCGCGGCCCTGAAAGGAAAGCACTGATGCCGTTTCCGAAAGAGCACACTACGAATCAGAGGGTCGGCTGGCTGGCCCAGGCCGAATCGGAGATCTGGGCGATGGAGCCGCGCGGCCTAAAGTCCCTTTTTTCGCAATTATCCAACGGTCCGGCCGATATCCCGGCCGGCGATATCGAAGCGGCCGAAAAGACCCAGACAAAGACCGGCTATCGCCTGAATGGCGACGCGGCGGTCATTTCGGTTCGCGGCATCCTGTTAAAACAGATCCCCGCCTGGTTCAGCTATTGGGGCATCGAGGCGACCAGTTACGTCGCGATCACCGAGCAGATCCGCCAGGCCCTCGGCGATCGGCAGGTTTCGCGCATTGAGCTGGACGTCGATTCGCCCGGCGGCCTGGTCAACGGCGTCGTCGAGACGGCCGATACGATCCGCGCTGCGCGGGACATCAAGCCGGTGGACGCCGTCGTCGAGGACTTGAGCGCCTCGGCCGCCTACTGGCTCAGTGCGCAGGCGACGGCCATTGCCGCCCAGCGGACCAGCATGGTCGGCTCGATCGGCGTCTACACGGTATATGTCGATTGGTCCAAGGCCGCCGAAGACGCCGGCGCCACGGTCCACGTCATTCGCTCCGGCGTGCATAAAGGCATGGGCGTGACCGGCGCGCCGATCAGCGACGAGCAAATCGCCGCCGTCCAGGAGTTGATCGACGGCACGGCGGACCAGTTCGTCAAAGCCGTCGCCGCCGGCCGCCAGCGAAAAGTCAAAGACGTCACGCCCTGGGCGACCGGCCGGCTCTGGCTGGCCGAGCCATCCCTAAAGATGGGCCTGATCGATTCGGTCTATAACACCACCGCACACATCAAACGTTCAATGAAAGGTTTTGCCATGGAAAAGGAAGAAGAGACACAGCAGGCCGCCCGGGCCGAGGCCGCTCGCATCGAAGACCAGACCCGGTCCGACGAGCGGCGCCGGCTCTCGGAGTTGCGCACGGCGTTTGCCGACGATCCGGCATTTGCCATGCAGGCATTCGAGAAGGGGCAGACCGTCGTCGAGGCCAAGGCCGATTATTGCGATGCTCTGCGAGAGCAGCTCGCCGCCGCCGTCAAGGAGCGTGACGACCTAACCGCCCGGCTCGAAAAGAAGGAAGAGAAAACGCAGTCCCAGGCCGACGGCAAGCCGCCCGTTGCCACCGACAGCAGCGACACCGCCGCGACGGGCGATGATTTTCTTTGCCGGGCCCGCGAGCTGGCCAAAACGGAAGGGATCAGCGTAACGCTCGCGATGCGTAAGCTGGCCCGACAGCAGCCGGAACTTCATCAGGCCTACGTCAAGGCCGGTTAGGGGGCATCATGGCGACCGAAACAGAATCCATCGTCACCTTTACCGCGGGCGAGGCCATCACCGCCGCGTACCTGCGCGTTAAGGCCTCCGGCCGGACGGTTCGCCTGGCCGATGCCTCCGACTACGGCATCGGCTGCATTCAGAAGGCGTGCAGCAGCGGCGACAAGGTGGCCATCCGCCTCGACGCGGCCGGCACGTCCAAGATGGTCGCCTCGGCGGCGATTACCGCCGGCGCCAAGGTGTACGCCGCCGCCAGCGGCAAGATCGCCGCGACGGGTACACTGATCGTCGGCACCGCCCTGGATTCCGCCAGTGCAAACAATTCCGTGATCGAGGTCCTGCCGCATTGCAGCCTCAATCAAAGCTCATCGAGCAGCAGCTCGTCCAGCAGCAGCTCGTCCAGCAGTAGCTCGTCAAGCAGCAGCTCGTCCAGCAGCAGCTCGTCCAGCAGCAGCTCTTCGAGCGCCGGCAGTTAAACACAAGAGATCCCTATCGTTACGGGGCAATGAAAAAGCAAAAGTAAAGGAGTATCAAAATGATTCAGCCAGGAACACACGCCACGCCGAGGGACGATCTCGGCGTTGCCTTCCACGAATACAGCTTGAGCCGGGTGCGGCTGATCGCCCTGGCCGTGCTGCCGAGATTGGGACGGGCGAAAAAAGCCGCCACGCTCAAGGTGACCAAGCGAAAGAACATGCGGATCCCAAACGTCGATCACGCTAACGGCGCCGCCTTCAAGCGGACCACGCTGTACATGGACGATCTGTCCTACGAGTGCACCGATAAGGGCCTCGAAGGGCCGCTCACCGACGAGGACCGTACGAATTACGCGACGGATTTCGACGCCGAAGTCGAAACGGTCAACGGCGTCAAGGGCAAAATGCAACTGGCGCGCGAGCAGGCGGTCGCCACGGCCATTTTCAATACGACCACCTGGGACAGTTCCGACTCCGATCTCTATACGGACAATTCCGCATCGCCCTGGGACACGGCCTCGACGGATATCATTCTGCAGGTCAACGCCGCCAAGGAAAAGGTCCGCACCAACACGGGCGTCATGGCCGATTCGATGATCATCGGCGAGGCCGCGATGCAGAACCTGCTGAAGAACGACGACATTATCGCCCGCTTCCCCGGCGCTTCGCTCATTACCGAGGCGATGATCCGGGCAAACCTGGCGGCGATCTTCGGCCTGCAGCAGCTCCTGGTCGGCTCGGCCTCTTACAATTCCGCCGACGAAGGGCAGGACGCCTCGATGGCCGATCTGTGGGCGGATGACTACGCCATGGTGGCCGCCCTGGGCCGCGAGGGGATGCCGATGACCGAGCCGCAGCTCGGCCGGACGATCGTCTGGGAGAATTACATTCCCGACGTGGACTACGTCGAGCAGTACCGCGAGGAGCAGACCAAGTCGGATATCTTCCGCGTGGAAGAGTACACGCAGTACAAGGTCTTCGACGCCTATTTCGGGCACCTGATGAAGATCGACGCCTAAGAGGGACATCATGTTCGAGATCCGGATCGACGAGACCGCCCTGAAGCGATTCGAGCGACAACTGGCCGCCGTGCCGCGCGGCCTGCCGCGCGCCATGAGCCGCGGCCTCAATCGCACGGCCACCGAAGCGCGGACCAAAGTGACTCGATATATTAAAGGCGAAACAGGCCTGAGATTAAAAGATGTTCGTAAGCGAGTCACGATACAGAAGGCGACGTATCAGAAATGGTATGCGTTTTTGAAATTTAATACAAAAGCGATTTACGTCTCTTCCTATGGGGCCAGACCAACCAAAAAGGGCGTTTCGTTTTCTTCCGGCCGTGGGCGCAAGTTAATACGCCACGCATTTATAGCCACAATGCCTTCAGGTCATATTAGTGTGTGGCGACGCCGACCGGAGGCTGCATTCAGTACAGGGACCGCACCGAGCGGTCTTCGTAAAAATCGACTTCCGATAAGCAAAGTGATGCGCATGTCGGGAAGGGAGATGTTTGCTTTAGCAAAAGGTATTTTTGATACCGCAGAAAAAGAAAGCCGTGCGCGGCTCGAAAAGAACATCAACGACCAGGTGCAGCTCATCCTGCGGAGGGCCGCCGAATGAGCACGCCGATCGTCGAATTAATTGCCGAGCAGATCGAGGCCCTCGTCAATACCGTCACGATCGCCAACGGCTACAACCAGGACCTGACGGCCGTGCGGCCGAAGCGGATCCACCTCGAGGGCGACCTCAACGACGACGGCACGGTATTCATCGAGCAGGAGGACGCCACGGTCGAGGCGGCCTCCGAAGATGAAACCATGCTCCGCCAGGCCTTTGCCATGGAAGCGATCATCATCGACAGCGACGCGGCGACCGACGCGATAGATACCCGCCTCAATACCGTCGCGGCGGACCTGATCAAATGCCTGTTCACCGGCACGAACTGGCGGCTCGGCGGCTATGCGGACGGCCTGATGCTGAGGGACCCGGCGATTGAAAAATTCATCGGCGGCGAGCAGATCGCCGGCGTCGCCGTCAATATCGACGTGCTGTACCGGTTCGTCTCCGACGATCCCTATACGCAACCGTAAGGAGAGATACTCATGATTTTATACGGATGGACACTCACCGGCTCGTCCAGCGGCGTGCTGGGCAAGCTGACCAATATCGACATTTCCGGCCTGGTCGAGGACGAGATCGACGTCACCAACGCGGACTCGACGGATCAATGGAACGAGTTCGAGTCCGGCTTTAAGGATCCCGGCGTGATTCGCGCCGACCTGCTCTTTGACGCCTCGAACCTGGAAACGATCCTGTCCGCCTTCGCCGGCAGCAACGAAACCTGGACGCTCGCTAAGGACACCAAGACCTATACCGTCACCGGCCACATACGCAGCGCCTCGCTGGCCCTGCCGCTGCGGTCGGCGGGGACGCACCCGATCGAGATCCGATGCAGCGGCGCGCCGCGATTCCTCAGCTCGTCCAGCTCGTCCAGCTCGTCCAGCTCGTCGAGCAGCTCGTCGAGTTCGTCCAGCGCTTAGCATCGAACAAGAAAGGAAATTGAA